TTTAGTTGACCAAGTAGCAAGACTATCTTTTGATTGCTTAATTATTGCTCTAAGTCTTTTTCTTGTTTGAGGTGCAATGATTCTTGTCCCACCTTTTGCTATCTCTACTGCCTGTCTTTCATTGATGGATCGTAATTGATTTACTGCATTAAGGATTATTTCGTTGTAAGTGACTGCATATTTTTTTGCAACAGCATTGCTATACCTATTTAGATCAATAGTTTCCCTAAAAAATACCTCTGGAGTGGACATTTATCATTCGTCCTCTGTGTCCGCTGGCTCCTCCGCTGGGGCATCTGGTTCTTCCCTTTCTGTCAATCCTCCATTCTGCGTTATTTCGATTTCATCTTCAACATCAAAGTCATCACCAAGAATTTCTCCAGCCGATAGCTGATTCAATAATGTCTCCTGACTAATAGTGCCAGAGGTAAACAATGCGAGTAAAGACTGGATCTCTTGTGGTTCTAGTCTTGTGCTTACAAAGTCTCTGTTCACAAAGCTGCTTCCAGCGTTAGGTTCATTCAGATATTCGCTATGAAACTTGAGGCAGTTATCAATCAAGTCTTGCATCTGCTGGGCAACAACCATCATTGTGCTGTCATTCTGTGATCTATCTATCCTTTTGGCCTCTGCTGTCTCCCCTACTAACTTCTGACCCAAGACTGCGGCCAGCGATAAAGTATTGATCTGTTCCTTAATATCATCAAGCCTTTTAAACTGACTGTCATAGCTATCTCCTGATGGGCTGATATATTCCATGCGTGACTCAGGTGGCAGTGATAGTGCCTCACTAGGGCCTGTTGTTATTTCATCTGCGTTTGGATAGCCAAAGACTGCAAGCAATGGCACAGAACTGATATGCAATATGTTGTCCAAGTCAGACTGAATCTGATAATGCTTAAGATTTAGTTCTGCAATGTCATACAAAGGACTGCGGCTTTCATAGAATCCAACTCTATTGGAATAGGCAACAGCAAAAGGAATCTTGTCTTTAAGACTCATTTCGCCCTCTTCAAACAGTTTATATTCGCCTTTTTTATCGTCTTTTCTATGAATCTCATACCTACCACGTTCTAACACTCTGACCTGTGTGATGTTCTTTTCACCATAGGCTCCATCTGGTTCAACAACCTTTTCTAATAGTCGTACTTGTGTGAGTACCCTTGCACCATCTATGACCTCAGTCCTCCAGCCTAAAATATCTGATGGCTTATATGTCACCCAGTATGGCCTTGCTTTTTCTCCTTCCTTTGGTGCATCTACCAAAACACCACAATGGCCAAATGATATAACTGTTCTTGCTGTCTGATAAAGCCAAATGTTTAAATCATTTCCTTCGAGGTCTACATCAAATAGCTGTTCCCTTACCAGATCAGATACATCATCAAGTCTTACTGGCTTCCTAACCAGCATACCTGACAACATCTTTTCTATTCTCTGGAGATATGGGACTACTGTTGACCTTGCGAGTCTGCGGTCATAGCTGTCATCTACTTCTCTTTCTAACTGAGGCAAGTATTTCCTATGTTCTGATCTAATCTTGTATGTGCCTTCCTTCAAATCTGCTATCAAATCCCAGAACTGTGCCATGCGTTGATAGGCCGCATTTGGACTGACAACTGTTGTAGGAGCTACTGTTACAGGCTGATTGTAAATATTTAGTGAGCTATACACAGTTTTGCCTCAATAATACCATGATCTTAATATATTCTAATCCCTGTAGGTTTGCCCGACCTTGCAAATAATGGATTGAACTCTCTCCAAATAAGATATCCAAGACTATCGGCCATATGGTCATAGCCAGACTCTTTATCAGGCTCTCCCTTTTCGTTGTATGACTGAAGTTCCATTGATTCAATTAACTTTCGGCAACAGGCATGGATTTGTAAACGGCTTTCCCCTTTGCCGTTACATAATAGAGCCTGTACGGAAGCGACCCTATCTCTGACTGGCGGGTTGCTGCGGGGGCTTTGATTGCTGAAACCATATCCAGAAAGTATCTCAATGTCTGTCTGGCTCGCATTTGTACTCCTGTTTCCTCCACTAGCATCTGGGTATATGTAAATCTTATTCATAGGGTATCTGGCTTTGATCTCTTTTGCCAGAGCATCTGTGTCATAAGCGGCCACAACCTCATCAAATATTAACAATTTTTGATCTTGAACAATACCGATTACTGCGTTCATGTTGCCTATGTTGAAGTCAATGCCCACTCTTAATGGTTCAAGGCCAATATCAGGCTTGATGTTAGTGACATTCTGTTCTCTGGTAAAGCGACTATAAACTTGGCCAGTGGTTAGATTAATGAACTCTCCATTAAGATATGCCTGTAACATTGATGGATCGTAATTGGCTTGCATACGCTCGATAAAATCTGAGGGCAAATGAGGGTTATCCTGAGTCCTCATCTTGATTAGCTGCCTATCTGTTCTCTCCTTAGCCTCATCTGTACCAAAGGTGTTATATAGCCAGCGAAATCCCTCTGGTGTACTAGCTGCACAAAACTGGCGAACATTGCCAGCCCTTAGTCGTCCCAGTATTTTTGGAAAAGCTTTGTCGGCAATAGTGGGTGAAACAACGTCTATTTCATCAACAAGGACGTGCGATAAATTTAAACCTATAATTCTCGACCAGTTCTCGAAGCTGCGGCATAAAAGTTTGCTATCACCCTCCTTGAAGTGCAAAGTATATTCTGGAAGTGGACTAGCTCTAAAAGTGTAAGGGATTTCATATTGCTCAAGGAACAACTCAAAGTCTGTTTGCCAAATGTCTCTAATCAATGGGGCAGTTGGTTCCATAACAGCACCAATAAATCCAATATTCATAGCTGCAAGCTTGACAGCCATACTGCACAAAGCTCTTGTCTTACCAGCACCATATCCAGCTGAAAGGCCAACTATTTCATTCTGGTTATCAAAAAACTGTTGCTGCGGTGGGTGCAAGTCGGCCCTAATCCTTTCCAGTAGCTCTCCAGTGTCAATGTCAGTGTAGTGACTGCCTATGTGATCTAATACAGATCCTTCTCTGTTCAGTATGCTCAAGACATCACCTGACCGACCTTTGCCATTGAGTTTATACAGCCCAAAGCCACTGTCAACTGGCCTGATTTTCTTGCCTCTTTTGCTAGTGATGCGTACTGAGCTAAAACTTCAGCCGTAAATTGTCGCCTATCAATATCAAAATCTTGCTTCAAGATCACAGTTGCCTCTTGAATATATCTATCAATAGATCTTTGACTTACACCCCACTCAGTTGATGCAAATTGACTTATTTCTGATCTAACAGTGCCAACAGACAAAAGCTTTGCAACTTTGTTCACTCTGAACTCATGCTCATTCTTGCTAGTTCTGCCGTTAGACACTATGGAAATATGGTTTTTATTATTCTAAATGTAGCGTCAATCGTTAGTTTTTGTCGATTTAGTTAAAAGCAAATTCTTTTTGAATAGAATCTTTATTAAATTTTTTTGTATCATTACCCCAACAATCCCAACCATTTGATTCTTCTCTTGCAAACAATTCGATTCTTGAAAGATCACCACTACACTTAACAATTAAATCTTTTACAAAATCAGGTTTTCTTGAATGTTGCCTTTGTAAACTATAAAAAATATTTTTTGTATTTCTGTTATTGCATAGCTTTTTACCTTTAACACCGAAGATGATGTGTTCTGTTGCACCTCTAAAGTAATATCCCATACCCATAACTGGACTACCATCTTTATAAGTTTTCACCCAAGTAAGTAAGGTTTTGTATTCAAACCCCCAACTTTTGCAGACTTCTAGACCTTCAGCAATAAAGGGATTTGTAACCCAAAGATAAAGATGACTATTTTCTTCAGCAATATCATTTACTTTTAAATTTTTAATATCTTGAAGAGTCATAACATCATATTTACTTTCAGCAGATTTACCCCCATTTCTTTTGTATTGCCATGCGGGGTCAGCATAAATGATGCTGTATTTTTTATTTGGTAAAGGAATCAATTTTTTTCTTTAATTTTTTTTTGCTCTTCCCAACTTCCAATAAGGTATAAAAGATCAATTACACGCTTTCTTGCAGCCAAGATGCGATCATTGTTAAAACTGTCAAAGTCTTTATTTTTCATCAGAAAGGCAATGTTGATTGACTAAAAGACTCTTGTTTTTTAGGTAAACACCAAAGATGTTCTTTCTTTCCATAGTTACCCATCACAAAGTCATTTGTTTTTTCCAGTTTGCCATCATCAGACAAGTTTGTCATAGCTCTTCTGATTGATGTTATAGGGCAGTTCAATCCTGAGATAGAAAGCACCATTGATGGACTAAGTGGCCTTTCGTATTGTTTAAAACAATTCATTATGTTGGCCTCTTGTGTATTAGCTTTAGATTCTGATTTAGCTAACTGATTTGGGTTTTCTTGAATGGTGTTGTAGAAAGTCATAATGATTTGATAGTAAAGTTTGCTAATTGATCTTTTACCTTTTGAACTTCTGGTGGTAATTTAGTTTTCTTTTTTTTCAAATTATCAGCAATTACTTTATTCATAAGCTTTGTAGTTTTTATCCAGTTTTCTTTTCTAATGTTATGTATTTCTCTAACAATATCAATATCAAGATTGACACCAACATTGTTTCTTATGGTGTTGTCTAGTTCTCTATAACCTTTGCAGATTAATTGGTTGTCCTGATCGTATTTTGCATTAGCGGCAGAACACCAGCATATCAAAGCTAAATCCTGT